GGTTTTTTGTAGCAAGATGCGAAGGCACTATTTTTATAACCGGCAATAGCGGTAAGTCAAGTGGTTGTGTCGCAGAGATAATTGACGTCGGCATTTCCCAGGCCCCGGATCAGAACAGAGTTCGTCGTACCCGTTGGGCCGTAGTAAGATCTTGTTATGACGACATTACTGAAATCCTTACGGAGCGACGAGGATGGCAGTTATTCAAGGATCTGCTTCCAGAAGATAAAGTTGCCATGCTTGATGGCGATACGCTCACTTTTACCAAGCCTACCTATTACTTCCAAGCCGACTATAATGGCGAGATGATCGGGTTCCAGAACGAGGGGATTGACTTCTGCGTTACTCCTGATCACAAGATGTATGTTTCAATGCGTAACGCCGGGAAGAAGATTTGGCAGGACTATTATTTTCGGACCGCTGAAGATGTTTACGGCAACAAAAACATGGCTGTCAAAAGAAACGCGGGAAAGTGGCAAGGGTCTGTTCCATCCTATTCAGTTGCGTTTTGTGAATGGCTTGGGTTCTGGACAGCGGAGGGATATGCATCGCTGAATTGTCATGGTGGACATGAACGCAGGAAGTGTGTCATAACCAACAAGAACGATCAGGATTATGTCCGGAAACTATTTATTGACGCAGAGATCCCATTTGATGAAAGCAAGCGTAAGGATGGCGGGGTAAACTTTATAGTCCGGGTCAATGAGCAAACAAAGCCGATTATTGATATGCTCATCCCGTTGTCCGGATCCGGCAACAAGCATGTTCTCCAATGGCTTAAAGACTCCCCTCCCGAATACATCAAAGCATTTATCAAAGGATACCTTGCTGGTGATGGCTCTCGTTGCAATAATGGAACCATTGCCGCCACAACCGCATCAAAGCAACTTGCCGATGACATCCAAGAGTTAGCTCTCCGTGCCGGAATGGTTGTGAATGTGACAAAAAGTCTTAAACGTGGAGCGATGGTTACTAGCGGAGTAGATACAAAGCAGAATTGCGATATTTACAGGATGGTGTTTTTAACAGAACACAAGTATGAACCAATGCTTACTGTAGGCGGATATGCCAAAAAGTATTCCGGATGGTATCGCAAGCAGTATAGCGGGAAAGTATATTGCGTAGAAGTTCCTACTCACGTTGTCTATGTTAGACGTAATCGTAAGGCTTTTTGGTGCTCTCAGACCTATCGTCAGCTCCTCGATACTACTATGGAAACCTTTTTCCATTGGCTCCCGCCTGAGCGTTTTGGTGTTTACAACGTAACTAACTACACATACAACATCAACAAGATAGCCTTTGACGACGGCACAAAGGTTGACATAGAAATCATCTTCCGTGCCTTGGACAAGCCCGAGCACGTACGCAATTTGCTGTCGCTGGAGCTTACCGGTGCTTGGTTCAACGAAATAAGAGAAACTCCCAAGATCATTGTGGACAACATGGAAGGCCGGGTGAACCGTTTCCCAAGCAAAATAGATGGTGGCGCAACCTGGGCTGGTATCATAGCCGACACAAACCCTCCGGATACAGACTCCTGGCTCTATAAGTTCTTCGAGGAGAAAGTGGCCAAAGATCCGGAGCTACAGCGCAAGTACGTATTATTCAAGCAGCCTTCAGGACGTTCCGATCAAGCCGAAAACCGCAAGTATCTCCCCGACAACTATTACACCAACATGGCCATAGGTAAAGACCCTGAGTTCATCAAGGTCTATATAGACGGAGAGTATGGATACATACGCGATGGTAAGCCGGTATTTGCAAACTATGTAGATTCTATACATTGCGCCGAAGAAACGATCATGCCGATAAAAGGTCTCCCTGTAATCATTGGCTTGGACTTCGGCCTATCTCCTGCCGCAGTTATATGCCAATATCTGCCCAAGGGCCAGTTCAACGTAATCCACGAATTTACTTCCGAGGAAATGGGGATACGCAGGTTTTTCAATGAGATAATCAAGCCATACGTCTTTGCCAATCTCCGTGGTTACGAGATAGTAATCGGCGGTGATCCTGCCGGAGTCAGAAGACAGGATACAGATGAGCGTAGTTGTTTTGATGAACTTAGGATGTTGGGTTATCCTGCCACTCCTGCCCATACCAATTCTTTTCTGGCCCGGTATAATGCCGTAGATGCCTTTCTCACCAAGACCATAGAAGGCAAACCGGCATTTCAGGTTTCTCCTTCATGCGCCATGTTGCGCAAGGGCTTTAACGGCGAGTACAAGCTCAAGAAATACCGAGGTTTGGATGAAAAGTTCTCGGAAGTTCCGGTCAAGAACGAGTATAGCCATGTTCACGATGCCTTGCAATATGCTTGTATGATCGTGGATCGTGCTCTCATTGTAGAGAAAACCAGAAACCCTCAATCTTTGAGATACAGCAAAAAGCCGGACAGAAGCAAACGTGCAACATTGGCCGCATGGACATAGGAGTAGATAATGAGATTGATAAACAACAAGCAGATAGATGCAAATGCCGCTGAGGAAAACAGGCTGATGGGTATTATGGAGAATGAAGCTGCATCCCCTACTCTCCGGCACTCATTGATTTCCACTTACATCAGGCATTGCTTTGATGCAGCAAAGAGATACAAGGAGCAGGGCGCAGAGCTGAGAATTCTGGAAAACATGCGCCAGATAGAAGGCCAGTATGATCCAGAGAAGCTTGCCAGCATTCGCAATACCGGCGGGTCCGAAGTATTCATGATGATTACCGATGCAAAGTGCAAGAATGCCAGCTTCTGGGTCCAGGACATTTTATTCCAGCCCGGTCAGAGACCATGGGGTATTGAGCCAACTCCCATTCCCGATCTTCCTGATGATGTGAAGCGTTTTGCTGCCGAGTCTGTATTCCAGAATGTCATGATGTCAATTCAGCAAGAAATCATGGCTTCTGGTATGCAACCCGACGTGAACTACATAGAACAGCAAGTGGCCAACGCCATGCCCGCTGTAGAGCAAGCCGTGAAGGACGAGATCATAAGGATAGCCAAGGATAAGGCTAAATCAGTAGAACAAAGCGTAGATGATAAGCTCACAGAAGGCGGGTGGTATGCGGCCCTTAAAAAAGCCATTCCCAATATCATCATGCACACCGGTTTCATCAAAGGACCGATCAACAAGAAGCGCAAGGCAGTAAAGGTAGTTACTAGCCCCAATGGTCAGCTTTCCAAAACAGTTTACGAAGAGATATACCCCGCTTGGGAATCAAGACATCCGCTCTACATTTATCCTGCACCTGGATCCACAGACATAAACGACGGATACTTGATTGACAGGGTAAAGATGACTCCGATAGCTCTCCAGGAGCTTATTGGCGTATCCGGCTACAATGAGGAGGAGATACTTGCCGTACTCGAAGAATATGAAGGCGGCAAGCTCTATGAATGGCTCCAGGTAGATCAAGACATTGTGGAGATTAACGAAGAGGAAAGTATATCTTATGACTCGGACAAGGTAGATTGTCTTGAGTTTTGGGGGGCTGTTCGTGGTTCCTATCTTGCAGACTGGGGTCTTACCGTTGATCCCGAAGGCAATCCAATCCAGGAGATGATGTTTTATCACATCAAAGCCTATTTGATCGGCACGCACGTCATTGGCATCCAGTACAACGATGATCCATCCGGCAAGAAACCATACTACAAAGACAGCTTTGAGAACAAGGACGGCAGCTTCTGGGGTAAGGGTCTGCCCGAAGTAATTTCTGATGTTCAGCAAATATGCAACAGCATGGCCAGAGCCATAGCCAACAATGCTGCGATGGCCAGTGGCCCGCAGTGCGAAAGAAACATAGACCGGATACCGGCTTATGCCAGAGATGATGACACCCTTATCCCCTGGAAAGTATGGGATAGTACCAGCGATATGATGAGTACTGGCCCGGCAATATCCTTTTTCCAGCCTCCAATGGTGGTGGAAAGACTATTGAGTGTGTATGCCGCGTTTAACAAGATAGCCGATGAACATTCCGGCGTCCCCGGTTTTGCCCACGGAGACCCGCAGGTTGGTGGGGCTGGCAACACAGCCAGTGGACTCAACATGCTAATGGGCGCTGCTGCCAGAGGTATCCGTGGTCTGGTAGCTTCCATAGACGACAATATCATCAAGCCGTCCATAGAACGTCAATATTTCTACATAGTTGATAGCGAACCAAATTTCGGCTTTATTTGCGACTATCAGATAGTCACATCCGGTAGTGCTGCTGCCTTGGTCAAGGAGCAGATGGCTGCGCGGCGTGTAGAGTTCATGAATGCCACTGCCAATCCTATTGATGCGCAGATTCTTGGCATTGAAGGTCGCAAGTATCTGCTCGAAGAAACGGCGAGATCAATACAGCTTGACTTGCGGAGAGTATTTCCAGCAGCTCCTCCGACATTACCTCCCATGGCTAATCCGCCTCCTCCTGAGAAAGCGGCTCCTATGGATGCTTCCGGTAATCCGATAGTCGGACAGGACACAAGACAATTTAACGAATCAGCAAGA